ACCATCTGCCTAGCTGCCATAGTGTACTTACCCATCTTGGCTGCTGCTGCAGGACTAGCTGCTAGGAAAGCATTGATAGACTTTTGATCACTAGGTCCACTATAGCCCAACGCTGGTAGTATCTTGTTTGTCATTGTCTCAGGCTTGAAACCCATAAATTTTTTAGCCATATTATTATTTCCCTATTTGCATCCACAATGATGCGGCAATGAATGTTATTATTGCTACCGTTGACATCTTAACCATAGTAGACCATACACCTTTACGTGTATCACGCCATGCTTCTAGTAAGTTACGCATCTCAGTTATGTCTTTACGAGCATCATCATCATGTAATCCTACCTCACGCAGTGCTGCTTTAGCCCCACGCTTTGCTGCACGATCTAGCATAGCTTCTAGTTTTTCTTCTGTTATTTCCATGAGGCACTTGCCATTTGAAAGAGAGTTGAACCCGCATAAACGTTATTTCCAGGATTAGTTTGGGTGATAGTGTATGTTCTATTTCCTGAAGGTGTTTGTGAATCATACCAACTAGTGTGGGCTGAAGCACTTTCTAAGTGTTGTTGATGGATAGTGTCAGCATTAGTTATTGTTATACCACTAGCAGAGAAACTATCTTCACAAATTACAGAGCCTATTGTTAGACCATTATACTGACTTGCAACCGTGATATCTGCTGTGAGGTCTGCATTAGTTTGTTGTGCTGTGTCGGTTGTGTAAGGAGTAGCACTATTATAACCCGTTATTTCATATATAGTTGCACTTGATCTACCTGTACCACCGTTACCAGTAACGTATACTGATCCTGATGCAGATGAAGTTAGATAATATACTGCAGATGTATAAGCTACATTCCATACTCCAGAAGCCGTACCAATAGCATCCATCTTTGCAGCAAGTGTCATAGATGAACTACCTAAGCTTATGTATGTATTACCATACCCTGCTGACTGTAAACAAACAACAACAACTTTTGTACCAGAACTAAGGTTGACATAGCCATTAGGAAAACCATTACCTGTTGTGGAAACTCTGCCTCTATAACTAACACTAGGTGTAGATGCAGAGACTCCATAATATTCACTGAAAGCGTTTGATGCGCCCGAACTCTTACCAATCATAGCACGAATATCAGCATCATTCAAAGACGCTTGAGAACCACTAGAGCCACCAGCTTCAACGTGTATTTGATTTAAAGTTATAGCACCACTACTTGGTAAGGGCATTATTCACACTCACACTTTTTACACTTACACTTATTTAGTTCTTCTTTTAATTCTTTTACAGCTTCTATAAGTACACCTACTATGTTACCATATGCTACAGATAGATACTCACCCTCTTCTACAACCTCTGGCATAACTTGTTGCATCTCTTGAGCTATAACACCTGTGCCACGCTGACCATCATTTAACGCGCTCTTGTAGTTATAAGTTACACCACGCATCTGTGATACTTTATCTAGCGCACCTTCAATAGTTTCTACGTTTTCTTTTAGTCTTTCATCTGAGTAAGCTGTGATGTTACCTGTTGCTGTAAAGCTCCCCGATAAACTATTACCACTACTTGATAAGTTACCTAGACCTACCTCTGCAGGAGTATCAATAGTACAAGTGATAACACCAGAGCTATTGTTGTAGGATATACCAGTACCTCCACCTAGTGCTGCTCTAGCACGGGCGTTGGTAAAGTATAAGTTAGAACCTTCTGCTACGGCACTTGTAGTTAGTCCACCGCCACCTAAACTTAGACTACCACTTACTGTAAGGTTACCTGCTATCGTAGCATTCTCGTCTACGGTAAGTGTATCTGTTTTTACTGTGCCGTCAAAGAAGCCATCTTTATACTGTAGTGCTGATGTACCTAAGTCTAATGTGTTAGTTGTCTTAGGCCTAACCTGAGATGCTGTAACAACTAAGTCCTGTGATGGCCCCACCTTTTCAATAGGTGCGCCCTCTGCTGCTGTACCATCATGTGTGTGACCAGTACTAGCATTGAATGCTGACTGTACCTGATTGTACTCATCGTTGAAATCAGCAGCGTCAATAACACTTCCTGTAGTAATATTAGCTGCTGCTTGTCTTGTATAACCTGCCATTGTTACTGCCTATCATGTTGTCTATACTCAAGCACTGCTGTGTCAAGAGTAAAGGTTGGATTTGTTGAGTTATCTGTGAGCCTCATTGCTATTGTTTTAAATGACCCTACTAAGTTTTCTTTATATATTTGATCTAGTACACCACCATAAGTAACACTTGAACCACCATACAACGAAGTAGATGCACCAAATAAACTTATACCACCACCTGCTGCTGAAGAAGACACGGATATAGTGGGAGGTTGTATAACACTTGGATCGTTACCTGCATCAAAGTCTATCTTAAAATTTACATCTACATTCATTGTACCTGTTGGCTGTGCATACAAAGTTAGCTTATACATTGTTTTACGTATCTGTGGATCTGTAATTGGCATAAATGGTGATTCATATATTGACTCAATAGCACTACCATCAAAGGAATTACCTGAATCCATCCTGTAACAGAAACCATCATCATTAGCAAACATAATAGTTTCTTGTGCGCCTGAGTATGTACTATCTGCTACGTTTACCTTTAGTCCTTTTGTCGTTGACCAAGCTATACCGCTACCACCTTGAGCCACAAATTTAGTAGCTATTAGACCTGCTGCACTACCTGCCTGTACAGAAGGTATATATGCAAATAGTCTATACTGGGATTTACCTCTAACTAATACAGAACAGAACACATCTGTCTGTGATATAAACTCATTAGCGTCTTTATAAATTGGATCAGATGCAATGTCAAGAGCAAGGTCACCAATACGGTCAGTGGCACTAAGTAAACGTATACCATCAGGAGATAGGTAAGCTATGTCACCACCAAATTCCTGTATGCTGTCTGGGTTGATACAACCTATTCTATCTGTAATAGGTTCTAACTTAAAGTCAGATGAAGTATTACCTACGAGCTTCTTGATTGTGTCTGTAGTAAAGATAATAAGCTGTTCACGAAAGCCTATCATACCTGTAACATCAAAGCCTACATTTATTGTACCAGCACCATTACCTGTAGCAAAGTCATCTACTGTGTTAGGTGCTGTAAAGAATATCTTGCTGCCCTTAGAGTAGAAAGCATGATTCTTGAATACAACAACATTCTCTGCGCCCTGTACGTCTGAACTGTTTGATGAGGTTAAAGCTGTTATAGTACTTCCACTGGCATTAAATATAACTGGATAACTTTTACTATCAACAAATATTGTTTTGTCTTCTTGTGTAAAGTTAAAAGATGCATACCTATTTTTTAGTGTATTTGTAGAAGAGCTTATACCTATTTGTGTCCAAGTAGTTCCTGTACCATGAAAGTATAATGTTTTATCAACTTGACTAGAAGAAAACGTACCAAAAGTAAGAACAGTATTGTTAGCTATAGATTGTGCTGAGTCAAGTACAATACTGTTTTGATTTGTTAATGATGCTACTTTTACATCACCAGATATACCTGCACCTGTAACAAACATACCAGCCTTTATGTTAGTAATAAAACTAAGTACAACATTATCAGCTATGGATACGGCTGTGTCTAGTATAATACTATTCTGATTTGTTACTGTCTTTACTGTTACTTCCCCTGTAATGCCAGTACCTGTTACAACCATGCCCTTAGTAATAGTTCCAGCAAAGGTTACACCAGTACCAGCAATGCTAACACCTGTTATTGGACCTTCTGCTAAACCTGTACCTGCTATGGTAGCTGCTGTTACACCACCTGATCCATCTACTCCAGTTATTGTAATAGTTGCATTGTTAGCTGTAGTGGCTCCGTTCAAAGCTGCACCAACAATAGTAATTGTTTCACTAGCTGTATAACCTGAACCTGCTGCAGTAATAGCTACGGTATACGTAGCACCTGTTTTAATTACATTGAATGTAGCACTACTACCAGAACCACTATAAGCAGACTGCGCTGGGTTAGTGTATGTAGCAGCACTAGAACCAACAGAGGTAACTGTAACGGTTGCGTTGTTTGCTGAAGTAGCACCACCTAAGTTTGCACCTACTACTGTTACTGTCTCGTTAACCTTGAAGCCTGTACCTGCTGCATTTATGGCTGCTGTATACGTACCATTTGTATTTGTTACATTAAATGTAGCACTTGCACCAGCTAAAGAAGAGCTACCTGTTACTGCTGTAAAGGTACGTATTCTATCTAAGGCTACTGTAGCGTTGGTAGTGACAGCACCATTTACTACGGCTGTAGCTGTGTTGTTATCAAGGGATACTGCTGTAGCACTAGATACTGCACCATTAACAGTAGATGTAGCTGTCTGGTATTCAGTTACAGTAGCAGTGTCCATCTTCCTAGCTGTTACAACTCTACCAGAAGATACAACCTTCATAGCTAATACTTCACCACCGCCTGGAACTTTAGTAGTACTAAACTTGTCATAGCCCTTCAGCTTACTGTAACCGCCCTCTCTATCAGACTCAAAGTTCTGTAAGATAGTAGCTGAACCTACAGCATTAGTACCCTGTTGTAGTGGAGTAAGGTTGGAGATTAACCCACCTTTGAACTCCATAGGGAATGTAGTCCATTGTGTTGCCATTAGAAGCTAACTCTTGTATCTCTTAGGTATGGTGTTCTATTTATATTTATTACACGTAAGTCTTTTATCTGCTTCTCAAACTTTTGTAGTGCTACATCAGCAGCTTGGGTGTCTCCCCTAAACTGGAATGCGTAGTACATAGCACCGTCTACTATGGCAAACCTATACTGCTGTGGTAGGGAGGGTACATCTAAAGGGTTCTCTAAATCATAACCCATTGAGTAGTATTCATAAACTATGGTGTAAGCTTTGTCAGGTACAGGGTGACAGATTAACTCCCTACTAGGTGTACGTACAATAAATTGAGGAACACCACGTATACTTGTATCTGTATTAAACTCATCATCAGCGTACTTCTCCAACCATTCTTCATATACTAGTGACTTTAGTTTTACTGTTCCTGTGTTGAGGCTATCATCTCTCTTTATACGAAACGAGTTCATGTTAATTGTTTTAGCATCTACAGGATAGTAGTACTTCATAGAACCTGCAGCTAATACAAGGTCAGACTGTACATGGTTCCAAGGCCACTCAAATTCTTCTTGATTGATATGTCTTACTGCAGAGTTGACAGCATCTTTAGCTATACTGTAGTAACCAGTAGCTGCTGCAAAGTTTGTAGAGGTAAGAGCTACCTCATTTAGTCTGTGGTTAATGTCATTAACTAAGCCAAGAAAGTCGTATGCCATGTTTATCTATTCCTAATTGGTAATATTACAGAACGCTCATACGTAAGACCTTGAGTAGTATTTATGCGAACAGTAATATTATATCGTACGTTATTTGTACCTCCACCAAAACGTGAAGTAGCTACGTTGCCAGAAACAGTACCTGCTATAAACTGTAAGTTATTTACAATTTGAGCAGTTGATACTTGGGTCTTTGTTCCATCTGCAGCATCTACAAAGAAAACTGCTGACGCTATAGTGTCTGATCCTAGAAACCTAGACCAGTCTACACTGAAGTCTGCTGTTTCATCTGGGTCTTTTTCAGGCCATTTGTAAGACATTTGTTATCCTTAGTTTAGTATGTATACTACGTTGTCTGTTCTTACAGGACTTATAGTTACTGTTCTGTTTTCTGCTGGAATGTATACAGTTCTATTACCTATAGTAGGTGC